TGAAGCTTTAAGTAATTTTATTAATATGGATTTAATAAGCAATCCAGATAAACTAAATGATCCTGCGATTGCTGCAAAAGCTATTCCATGGTTCTTCTTAAGTTATAAAGGTCTTAAGCCTAAACAATTAGAGGATATTAATCGCGTAAATAAAGCTGTTGGATTTAGAGATGATAAGCAAGGTACAAAAGCAGCTCAAAGAGTTTTATTGGCACAAGAGTTTGGTGCACAGATTCAAGGAGCAACAATCGCTGCTGACATTGAAGAACCAAATATGGCTGAATTACAACTTGCAGAACTTAAAAATGCTGATAGTAATCAAAAGGAAAGCGGTTCAAGTGGAGGGGGAGATCCAGGTAATGCCGCCGAAACAGCGGCATTTTACCGTGGAATTGGTGGTTTAGCTACTGTTGGTTAATCTTCTTCAGCTAATTTCTTAAAGAAATCCATAGCATCATCATCACCATCAGAAGTTACTGCAGCTGCTTGTTTCTTAGGTTCAGCTTTTTTCTCGACAGGTGGTGGAGCAGATTCAACAGGATCCTTATTGACCGATGGATGGTTACCGCTATCTAAAGCAAGTACTCTATGAAGTTTAGCTTTTAGTTCATCATAAGACTTGAATTTAGAAGGATCAATAAATGATTGAAGTTTATGACCATCGCTATTGGCATAGCTGTTCCATAACTCTTCGATCTGAGATTCATCATCAAATATTTTAGAACTTTCATCAAACTCAGATTTATCATAATTACGATAGCCTTCAACATTTCTAATCTTAATCTTGAAGTCAGCACCTTTCCAAAGATCAAAAGGATTTAATGGATTCTCATCTTCAAACTCAGGATTCATTGCAGCATTAAGTTTATCAAATATCTTTTTACCATACTTGAATAACTTAATTTGACCTTCATTTTCTGGATGAAGTGTATCTTTAACGATATAGACATTAGAGATAAATGTAAGACGTCTTTTCTGCTTTCTTACAATATCTTTATTTGCTTCTACACCGGAATTCCAGAGTTCAGAGTTGTATTCTGAAACTGGATCTTTTTGTCCTAAAGTAGTGAGTGATTTTTCAATGTACCAACCACGAGGTCCTTGAAAACCATGATCCCATATTCTTACAAAAGGAACATCTTCACCTTCAGGAGCAGGTAAAAAACGAACAACAGAATAACCGTTACCAGCTTTATCAACATCTGGTCTCCAGAAATTTTCTTCGTCGTTATTTGGAATTGCAGCTTTATTAAGCTTACTTAATTCAGCTGTTAGTTTGTCGAATGAAGACTTACTATTCTTCTTAAGATTTGCAAAACTTGACATATTTTCTCCTTAATGTTTGCGTTATATTAGTCGTCTTATCCACTTTATTCATAATATAATACACTATTTATAAGTGTTTGTAAACTGTTTTTTTAGGACAGTTTTCATTTTATCTTTATCATACTCAAAGAATGGTCGATACTTCTTTACCTGTAAAACAATCTTCGGCCAAAGAATTGTATCTTGTACTCTCTTTGTTACATAACTACAAAATGATAAAATATCATCAAGAATAATAAACGTTTCTAATGATATTTTCTTTCTTTGAAATAATTTAACGATGTATGGATGTTGCCCATCATTTACTTCAAAGTTTTTATTTAAATCATCATCTAAGTTTTTAATTTCATTTTGAAAAACATAGGTTAATGATTCAGATCTCTTCTTCCATTCCATATATGTTTGTTGCCCTTCATCTTCGAGTAACTTACCTATCCATAAGTTACCATTCTTTGAAAGGTTAGATATAAGAAAGTTTTTAAGATCTTTCTTCTTTGATAACTTGTAAAACATATACTTATCTTTACGAGTATCAAAAGAATCTTGTCGTGTTCTTAACTTACCATTATATTGTATAAAATCATATTTCTCTTGAGTAAAATGACACTTTAATCCAAGATATAATGTATATGCTTCATATGGTGTTGTCATCATATAGGCAGCTTTGCAGTTTTAGGAAGATAATTCTTCTCCTTTGCATCAGCTTTTACCTTTGATTTAAGAACACTTGTACCTCTTACCATTTCGCCTGCAGTCTCATATTCAATACCATTTTTATCACATATATGGATAATCGCATCGATATAAGATTCTTTTGTCTTTGCTACAAAAGCTTCAACTTCTTTCACAAATTTTGCAGGCGTTATTTGATAGCCTAGAATTTCTTCGGGTGTTTGAGACATATTGTTATTATTAATTAAAAAGAATATTATATCACGATCTATCAGTCTTGTAAACTGTTAATCGTCTGTTTTGTAAAAAATATGTGTGTCAATCTGTACAACTTTTTCAAATATTTTTGACCATTTTGGATTGACATAATCAGCATGATAGTATAATGCACCTTCAGTTACATCATTTAAGCGATTTGCATTGTAAAACATTGTTTGACTTAGTTGATGAATTTCGTTGTACTTCTTAACATTATTAATTTCATCGGCTCTTCCATCACAATACCAAGAAAACTGACAACTATTTAAAGTTGGTTCTCCATTACTTCTATAAGACTTTGCTTGTAATGTTACTTCACATATTGTATTCGGGAAATTTTCAGATCTTACTCTATTGAAGACAACAAAGTTAACTGCCATCTGACCAATCTTAGATTCATTTCTTGCTTCGTGATATAAGTTTGTTGCTAAACACTCAATCTCTTCATTGTAAAAAGCATGCTTCTTATTTAATTCTTGTGAAGCATACAACTCTTCGGCTTTAGTTTCATGTTTTATATTAATGATCTTTAATCCACTAACAAAGACAATGCCGAAAAGAATTACAGACCAAAATTTAACGTTTGGCATATTCTCTCCTTGAATTGAAAGGTTTACCCACCTTTGACATATTATTTATTATATCTGGTTGGCCATCAACAGGTCTAAAATATTTTGTCCGACTATACTGCATTTGAATTCCAATCTCAATAATTAAACCATGCTTTTTAATTCCCCAAGAAATCATATGATAATCTTCTTTTGGAATATAATTTGCGATATTTGTATATGCATCATGCATTTGTTTATTCATTAAGATATTTTTATCAGCTGCAAACATTACTGATGTCCAGTTGTTATCTGTTACTTTTACTTCTAAT